GGCAGACATCCAAAAGGAGGCGAAATGACCAGCGCAGAAATCAACATCGCCATCGCGCAAGCGTGTGGGTGGACGGAGGATCGTTTATTGCCAAGCAATTCCCTCAGAAACCTGACTGGAAGGTATTCAGCCAAGAGTTTAGCTGCGAGCATGTCGGTAGCCGATGGGTCAGCGAAAGCGAGGAGGAACTATGGTTCTACGACTTCAAAGAGCAGGGATAGGATTAGCATTACTTATTGCAAGTGGGTGTGTTTCCTATCCAAGACCCTATCCATGGAACTTCCCACCAGAAGAAGAGTGGAACCAGCCTTTTGAAACAAGCTGGCAAAATGCCGTAGATACCTACAAAAGGATTACCTCTCCGAAAGGGAAGGTATGGGATCCTGTGATGCAGAACTATCAGCAAGACCTATCTTATGAACGTCGATAATCCAACCAGCTTTGCGGGCCTCCTTGCCGTTGGCGTGGAGCCAATCGTGACACTGGCGGCAAAGAGCCGCGAAGTATTCGTAACGGCACAGCCATTGACCAACCCTGCCCGCCTTGTGGTGGAGATCGGTTGCTTTTTTACTCTTGCAGCGTTCACACTGTGGGTGGAGGGCAAGGTACGCCTTTTTCTCCTTTGCATACTGATTGTATTCACCTTGGCGTTTTTTCGATGCAGCCCGCAACCAGTTGCCGCGCTTCAAGGGAGTTTTTGAACGAAGTGGAGTTTTTCTTGTCATACCTACTATGATTACTTGGAACGATTACAACCAGATGAAGCCCGATACAGAGGGAATCTATCTTATCAAAAACGACGAGTCAAACCCTCCTTTGAAGTGGGCCTGCCACTACCATCCCCACCATGGATGGAGCGGGATTGGACATATCCTTGAGCGCGTGATTAAGTATTGGAGTCCATGGCCCGATTCAAAGTAGTCTTAACTGTCATCAATGAAGATTCCGTTACCCCATTCGTGGTTGGCCCCAGATTTCGTAGAGGAACCCCTATGCCAATGGAGGCGTTGTTCGCTGAACGTGGCGGTTATTTCTTCGACCCAGAATCTGAAGTCGAGATGGCCAGAACATGCGCTGAACAGTTTGCCAAATACATCAACCAAGCAGAAACCAAGAAAAAGAAAAAATGAGCGATAATAATAAAACATACATTGTGTGCCATGGAGACAAAATTGTGGAGCTTCACAAACACGGACTTAGCAAAGAAGAGGCCGAAATGGAAGCCAGCAAGCTTATGGGACAGGGGTACAAAAACGTGCGCGTCCGAATGGAAGATCCAGTCCATCCAAGCTGGCCGCTCAACTTCGACGCACAATGAACATTGTCTTTGCCTACCACAACGGAGACGCCGAACTGGCCATGGAGTCTGCCAAGGCTATTACAGCCATGGGACTCAATATGCGTCACAAAGCCTATGTCTGTACCAAACAAGGCACTAAAGATTGCAACGCTATTATCCAAGAACTGAAAAAGTCTTTTCAAGAAGTGGATCAGATGTTTGTCCAAGACGGGTTTGACGGATGGCCGCTTGGCCCGAACCAAATGTTTGCTGATGCGGCTGCTGCCATGTACGCCACTGGCGTACCATTTTATTTCTGGGAGCCAGATTGTGTTCCGATGAAAGAAGGGTGGGTGGATGACTTGGACACTGAATACCATAAAAAGATCGGCATCATGGGTCATCTCTATGAAGGAGGCATGGCGTCCAATGGGAAAAATATCTACAAGATGATTGTGGGCAGCGCCGTCTATCCCCCTAACTTCTTAGACTTTTGCCCATCCGCACAGTCCTTGTCCACTTACAACTTGGCTTACAAGAATGCAGGAACGATCCCAGAACCTTGGGACGTTCGTTGCCGCTGGGACTTTATGGCCATTGGTTACAATACTCCGCTTATCCGCACTTATTGGAAAAGTGTCAACTACCAGTGGAAGGACGGGAAAATTGTTTTCTACGCCGAAGACCCCGAAGCCCAAGCAGTTCAAGGAGTCACTTGCCCAGACCGAATTATCTCCAGCCAAGCCGTTGTCATCCACGGATGTAAAGACGGATCTCTCCATAAAATGGCGCAAGAGAGATTTCCAATGCCGTCAGATTCCACGGGATTAAATACCCCATCGAATTCGATGGGTTTAGAAGTCACAGATGGCGACTTAGCGCCCTACCCAATCCAAGTCCTATGCGAGGCCGTTGGTGTGACTACGAAGGAAAAAAGATTGCGGGCGGTCAAGCAAGCCCCGCTCAAAAAAGCGAAAAAAAAGCGGGTTATCTCTGAAGAAGAGCGCGAACGCCGCAGGCAATCTATGTTGGTGATTTTGCAAAGAAAGCGTGAACGAAAGGCCCAATCGGCTGTCTAACGCTTCCTATGCACGAAGTCATTCACGAACCATCGGCTGAAACAGCAATCCTTTCCTGCCTCTGTCATGCACCGACAGAGGATCAACGCGAGATTCTTTTATCAATCAAGGAGGATCATTTTTACCTACAGGAGAACAAGATCATCTTTCGGGCGATCATGCGCTGTATTGCCAAGGGGATGCAGGCCGACATCATCAATGTCAAAGGAGAGATCGAAGCTGCCAACGAATACGATATCGTTGGGGGTGAGCAAAAGATTGCCGAAGTGGCAACTTCGTGTGTAGCCCACAATAACTGGAAACGCTATTATCCCAAGCTGGAGGAAGCCCGATACAGAAGATCATTGGAATACTTAGCCAACGATATGGTTCACAAGGCCAGAGACCGCGAACTAAAGATCGAAGAACTCAAGAACTGGTCTGAAACCACAGTGATGCGGGCTGACTACGAAATCGATGACGGCAACAAGCTTTCTATCGTCAATGCCCTAGATCGCGCTGCTCAGAATATCGAATCTACAATTGCTGGAAAACCATGTATTGGCATTCGCACAGGGATAACCCCATTGGACGATCTGCTAATGTTTGGCTTGCGCGGAGGAGATATGGTTGTCTTGGCGGCAAGACCAGCAGTAGGCAAGACAGCAAGCGCCCTTCAGATTGCCGAAAACGTAGCCCTCAATCAGAAAAAGCGGGTGCTTATCTTCTCATTGGAGATGACAAGCGTTGCTTTGATGGAACGCATGATCCGCTCGCGGGCGCGTGTGGGTGCTGCCGATATTCTCTCTGGTCGAGTAACCCCGCATCAAAAGCAATCTCTAGGACGGGCTGTTCAAGAAATCCAAGGCTCGGAGATTATTTGCGATGATAGCTCGGCAAAGTCTATCGGCTATCTCAAGGCTGTAGCCCGCCGCGCCCACCAAAGAACACCCCTAGACCTCATCATCATTGACTACCTTCAATTGGTCAAAGGCGACAGCAAGCGCGGTAAAGACAATCGCGTGTGTGAAGTTGAGGAGATTAGCGGGGGCATCAAAGATATGGCAAAGACTTTAAAAGTACCAGTTTTGGTACTGGCTCAACTTAATCGCGATCCCGACAAGCGCGGAGGACGCCCAAGCCTTTCAGATCTCAAGGGTTCTGGAGCTATTGAACAAGACTCTGATATTGTTATCATGCTCCATAGTGAAGAATCCCAAGATCACGGACAAATGCCCACCATGGAATTCATTGTTGGCAAGCATCGTGACGGCCCTACTGGTGTGGCCAATATGTATTTCAACAAAGCGATTACTCGCTTTGAGCCTGCTTAGACTTCCAGCAGAAATCTGGGAAGTCCAACCCTTCCCCGCCCTGTACATCAACTGGTAGGTGGACGCTCACAGCGTTATAGCATCCACAAATCCCACAAGCCTTGAGTTGCATGTCGTAAGAAGTTTTTCTGGCTCCTGCAATGTGTGGAAGCATTCCAGCTATACCCTTGCATCCCCAACATCCAGAAGTAGCTATTTGATGGGGACAGGCTGCACAGATTTTGGCCCTGCGCTCTGCCTCTTCTTGGGAAACAAGCTCAAATTTGCCATTGATAGCAAATTGATACATTGCTTTGACCCATCGAACAATTTGCGGAAATCCAAGGGTTTGTTTTTCTTGGGTACACGGGACGCAGTTGGAATCGCCAGCAAGTCTTTCGCAAAGATTGTTTTCTATTTGTGAAACAAAATCTATTGGAGGAGTGATTCCTTTTGAGATTAGAAGTTTCTCACAGTTGTTAACCATGTCACTCCAGTCTCCTCCACGAACTGGTTCATTGATAACTGGACAATTAACCAACCAGCCGCCTGCTGGAACACTGCTCTTTTTTTGATAGCAAAATCTTGGACTATTCATTGATTACAAGTTCCGCTTCGTAGGTTGAGTCTTCGGGAATCTTCATTGATTCCAGTTTGGTTGCAATATTAATCTGAATGGCATTCTGTTGATTCGGGCCTTCTGAAAAGTTGATAGATGCAGCTTCAGCAAGCTGTTTGATGTTTCGCATCATGCCAAGAGCCTCCATGCCGTCTAGGTCTTGCGCGGCATCAGCTGCTTTAACCAACACTTTGCCAGTTAGAAACTTGATCGATTTTTTCATAGTCTCTAGTGATGCCGTGATTTCCGACATCAAGGTAGGCACACCATCGTCTTCCCAAGGGGCTGGAGATTGCTCGTTGGTAAGACGCTCACGGCACTGAATCCAGCGTTGAGTATCGCGCCATAAACAAACAGTTGATTCACTGACCTTTAGTTCTTCGGCAATATCTTTCAGCGTCCGCCCCGAACAATACATGGAAAATCCCTTGATGCATTCAAGCCTGCGTCTCTTGTCCATCTCTTCCATTTTGGCTGGAGGCGGAACCAAGGCTATAGGTCTTTCAATATCCCAAGGATAAAGGTTTTCTTTTTCGGAATTATCTTTCCAAATTTTGACATGGTCATCCCATTTCTCACTATAGATCAACTTTTCTAGCGTAGCTTTGTGCTTGGTTTCCAAAGCCTTCATCACTTCTGGCATGTCCCTGCCAGCGGCATAAAGCCTAAATGCGTTTTGTTTTTTAAGTCGGTTTTCTGGAGCATCCCAATCACGCTCTCCGCTCTTGCGCTTTTTCTGCATCCAGATTAGTTTAGTAGAAATTTCTCAAATGGCAACAGTTGATCAGGGGATAGAAAAATACGGTAGGTTGTGGTTACCCAAAGACGGACAGGCAATTACGCCGATCCGTATTGAGATGGACGCTTTCTTACAAGGTTTGACCCCAGAAGGGGGAGGATTAGGTAAGGCCCGACATTACAGGAATATTGTTTCAGCTATTTGGCCAACTTTTCAATGGCATAGATGGGCAGAATTGAGCGCACAAGCATTTTGTAACCAGACTTATGAGGTTGATGAAACTACGGGCAATAGATTTGTCAGAAGCGTGACGGGTCTGGCTGGCGGAACGGACTCAGGAAAGTCTTATGGAATGGCCGCATTTGCGCTTGTCAATTGGTTCTGCGATCCAATCAACACGATGACCATTGTGGTTTCTACGAGTAAAATAGATGCCAAGCAGCGTATTTGGGCAGCACTGGTCAAGATGTACCGCGAAGCCCGAAACATGGGATTAGCCTCTGGCAGGCTCATTGAGTCCATGGACATCATCAAGCTATCAGACGAAGAGGGGGCTATTATCGACCCCGAAACGGGGGTAAGTGACGCATCCTCCATCATGCTCCTAGCGGCTGGCGACGAATACAAGGATGATGCCCAGAAACGGCTTCAAGGTAAAAAAAATCGTCGTATCGTGTTGATAATAGACGAGTTACAAGACTGCTCTGCATCCGTAATCAACGAAGCCGTCTGGGGGTTCAAGGGCGCACAAGAACTCTATATCGTCGGCGCTGGGAACCCGTCTTCCATCTTCGATCCACACGGAAAATTTTGCGAACCTATCAAGGGCTGGATGAGCGTGGATGAGGAAACCCCCAACTGGAAGATACGGGTGGCTGGTATTGAGGGCGTGTGCATCCGATTTGACTCTGAAAAAGACAACCCTAACCAGCAATCCTTCGATGCTGGCAAGGGACTGCGCTATCCATTCCTTCCAAAACCCAATGATGTGGCTTTGGCCCGAAAAGAGCTTGGAGAGCTTAATCCTCAATATTGGAGAAAGTTTAGAGGATTCTGGCCTCCAGCAGATGCCGATGATTCCACGATTGTCTCTGATATTCTACTGGCTCGTCATGGGGCTTTGGACAAGCCAATATGGGACGGAACCCCGAAAGATATCGCGGGTATCGACCCAAGCTACACAGAGGGAGGCGACAGGTTTGTCTTCACTCATCTCAAGTATGGGCGACTAATCTCTGGGAAGTGGGCAATAGCTGTTGAAAAACAGTATGTCCTGAACCGAAGGGCTGGGTCTCAGGAAGACTTTCAATACGAGATGATCCAGCAAATCCATGACCTGTCTCTGAAATTGGGTATACCAAATCAATGGATGGGCGTTGACGCTTCGGCTGGTGGTATTTTTTGGTCTATTGGAGAACGAGAACTTCTAAAAGGTTGGCATGCAGTAAGTTTTGCGGGAGCGGCGTCAGATCTCCCTGTCAGCGCCCAATACGCCATGAGAAACGAGGCTACTGGAAAACCCCAAGTCGGCAAGGAATTGTTCCACAACATGGCTTCCGAACTCTGTTTTGCTGCTCGTTATTTCTTGGAATGCGAGCAACTTAAGGGGATTACGCCCGATTTGGCTTGGGAGATGACTCAGAGAAAATATGTGCGCCGAACCCGAAAGATCATCATTGAGTCCAAGACCGACATGAAAAAGAGGATTGGAAAGTCTCCCGATTTATTTGACTCATTTGCAGTAGGATTGTTTGTTGCCCGCAAGGTATTCGGGGCCATGGCTGGAAGTGAGGCGATTGAAGAAAAGAATCGGCTCAACAAAGAATCATTCAAGAAACTCAAACAGTCCTTGACTCTAAAGAAGAATTGGTAGATTCTATTTAGCATTTATGGCTCAACTACCGATTGCCGAAGCTGATATCTGTATTTTTCAGGGGGCAACATTTAATCAAACTTTGTTTTATGAGACTGGAGAACCTTCGGCTCCAGTCAATCTTTCTGGCTATACAGCCAAGATGCATATTCGGTCAAAGCCTGAATCAAAAGCACTAATCCTTGAACTATCTACGAGTAATGATAGAATCGTCTTGAATGAATCTACGGGATCTATTAGGTTGTTTATTTCGGCGTCTGACTCGGCCCTCCTCTCGGTCTGTGATAAAGCCGTATATGACCTTGAGCTTACAACAGGGGCCGTCACAACCCGCATTCTACAAGGCAACGTAATTATTTCTCCAGAGGTAACCCGATGAGCAAGATTTGTATACCCATTCCTTCCAGCAGCGTTATTGGCGTTTCCTCAACTCCAATCAATACTCCAAGCATTAATATTCTTCGTGTTGAGCCATCAATCACGGGTCTTACTGGAGGCGCGGCCACAGACCTTGACTCTCTAAATACGGTCAGCGGAACATACGCTGTTGGTATTGTGGTATTTGTGGTAATTGCAGGAGTTCCAGCCATCTATCAACTAACCAATGGCACTGACGCCGAAAACGAACCATTTGTCATTCGTCCCAACGACTATGATAGCCAGACTGGAACAAAGCGTGTTTGGAAACGATTAATGTAAAATGAAAATCATTCTCTCACTTATTATCAGTGGAGCCTTGGTTGTTTCTGGCTTCGGACAAACCCGCAATGTGTTGGTTGGAACAAATAATACTGTTGTTCAGCCAACCAATTTTTGGAGCGCCGATGCCTCTAATGCTCGTTCTGGCCTTGGGCTTGGTAGCGCGGCCACAAATCCCGCATCCGCATTTCAGCCTTCTTCTTCCGCCCTTTCAAATATTGTCAGTGGAGATGGTTCTTCTCTGAGCAATTTGGCGGCATCCAATATTGTTGGAGTACTGACTCTTAGCCGTGGAGGAACATCAGCCACAAACGCAGAATCAGCAAGGTCTAGTCTCGGCCTTTCATTCTCCGCTCTTACAAACACCAACTCATCTACATTTCGCAGCGCGATTGGGCTTTCTGCTGCTTGGTTAACCAATACTAGCATTACAAATTTTAGGTCAGATATTGGACTTGGCTTGAGCGCACTCACAAATACCAATATTGTTAATTTTAGAAGCGCAATTCTTCCAAGTTATTCTGGAAATACCAATAAGGTTCTAGCAGTAAACTCCAACGGAACTGACATCGAATGGGTTACCCAGACTGGTGGAGGATCAATAACTTCTGGAATTATCGCTATTACAAATGGCGGAACAGGAGCAACCAATGCCGCCCAAGCAAGAACCAACTTGGGATTAGGCGCAACAAATATTGTTCAGTTTCGCAGATTAGAAGTTTTGTCTGGAACTAATGCAAGTATTTGGCTGCAAGATGAAAGTCGAATTGAGGGCGATGGTGTTTTGTATTTAAATGCTGGAGAATTATTTTTAGAAGTTGCTCCTGAATTTGGTGGAACAAACGCCAATTTCTTACAAGCTACTACTCGCACCAATCTTGGCCTCGGAGCCACATGGCTTACCAACACCAACGTCACAAATTTCCGCACGGCGATTGGGTTGGGTTCATCCGATTCGGTTCAATTTGACGAAGTGTTTTCGCAAAGTTTTGAAGCTACGGCGGGCGGCACTAATTATATCCGATTTAATAGTGAGTCAATAAGTTTTGGAACCCCCTCACTGGCAGCCACCACCCGCACCAACGTCGGACTCCCGCTCGCCGCCCTCACCAACACAAACAATGCCAGCTTCATACAGGCCGTTCTTCCGTCCTATACTGGAAATCAAAGCAAGGTTCTTGCCTTAAATTCCAGCGCCAATGGCCTTGAGTGGGTTGCTGGAGGATCTGGACTTGCTATTCCGATTGCTATTGTAAACGGGGGCACTGGGGCAACCAACGCCGAAACCGCAAGAACAAATCTTGGATTGGGCGCTGCTTGGTTGACTAATACGGTTTTGACAAGTTTTAGAACTGATATAGGGCTTGGAGCCGCAAATGCCGTTACATTTGGTTCTGCCAATATTTTGGGAGCACTATCTGTTACTGGTGCTGTTACTTTTGGAGAGCCAGCACAAACTAGAACAAATCTTGGGTTGGGCGCAACATGGTTAACTAACACTAACACTACAAATTTTCTAACAGCAATTAAAGCAGAATCAATGTGGAACACTGCGCTAACTACTTTTAATTCCTCAAATGAAACAAATTATATAACTGGAGGAGGAAAAAAATTAATTGCAAGTGTTTTTATTAATACATTACTTACAAACTTAACATTATGGTTGCCAAATACAAATGAATCTAATTTTGGAGATATTGTAACTATTAATATTAACTCCGCATACAGCGCAGCGTTTGATCTTCAAATAAAAGCAATAGTTCCAAACTTTGGAACTACTAACTCACTAGAGACAATCACAAACTCTGACACATCAAGGCATTATGAATATCAACCACTAACTGGTTGGACAGAAATATTTCCAGAAGTGGTTTATGATAACGGAGCAACAATGAAAATTAATAAAAGATCTTCCCCAACAGTTGCTGGTTTAACAATAAATGGAACATTATATGGATTAAAAACCAATGTTGGCCCATTTGAAGGTGTTGGTAATTTCTTTGCTTCAAACAATACAACACTAAGTAACGAAACTCTTTTCCGTGTTGGCTTGGCCGAAGCAACAAATCGTTCGGCTCAATTTGGATTCCGTGTGGCCCGCACTAACAATGGAGGTGAAGGATTCGCTGTGTTCAGCGTTTTTGGATACAATGCCCTTATGATGATCGGGCCATCCGATCGCTCGCGCACAAACACCGCAACCAATGCAGGTATTGAGGCTGATATTTTTTCTATTTCACCGACCAACAAAGTAATGACTCTCATTACCACCAACACAGGAGCCATGCAAATGCATCGTCCGATTGGGTTTAATACCAATGCTTCCGCTCCAACAAATACAACCAACGTTGTTGGATGGATTGAATTTTATGTCGGAACCAATTCTGTAAGAGTTCCCTACTATCAATGACCAATTACTGGAGACTTGAGAGAGATATTGACATCGTCCAAGGAAAAACATGGACGGCAAAATTTCGTTATCTAACAAAGTCATGCAAGGGTAAGTCTACTGTCCCAGTCAATCTTTCTGGATACGGGGCAAACATGGTTATTCGTGAGTGCGCCAAGGATAGTGCTACATTGCTCACGTTGACTTCTGGAAACGGGATTACGCTTGGAGGAACCGCTGGCACTATCGAAATTGAAATCACCGCCACACAGGCTGCAAATCTTACAGCAGGAGACAACGTCTACGAAATCGAACTATACCAAGGCTATACCTATATTGCATTCGCCACTGGTAAGGCCAAGGTCTATCAGGAGATTGCCCGATGAGCCAAGAAGTCATTGAGGTAACAGAGAGGGAGATTGAGGTTATAGAGATTGTGGAGCGCGGCCCCGCTGGGCCTACTGGCCCGCAACCCGATATCAACTATGAGGTAGTTTCAAGCGCCCGAACCCTAGAAGCAGCAGACCTTATAGCTGCCGATACATCTGGAGAGGCGTTTACTCTTACTTTGCCAGCAAACCCAAGTAATGGTGATGCGGTAGATATCTTCGACTTTTCTGATACTTTCGACACCAACAATCTGACCATCGCCCGAAACGGAACAAAGATTGAGGGAATTGAAGAGAATTTAGTATGTAACGTCGAAGGAGCTTACTTCACGATGATCTACACGGGGGCTACCCGTGGATGGCAGATTCTTCCGCGCTATGGCACTTCTGGCGGTGCTGGAGAATCCACGCTTACCACAACTGGTGATATGCTCTATCGGGCTACAGGCGTCAATGCCAGACTCCCAATCGGAACCGCAGGACAAATTCTCAAGGTTAACTCTGGAGCCACTGCCCCCGAATGGGGAACCATTTCTACTGCACCCAGCGGCCCCGCAGGAGGAGACCTCACAGGAACCTATCCTAATCCGACTTTAACTACTTCAGGTGTCGGCGCGGGAACCTACACCAAAGTTACTGTTGACACCAAAGGACGAGTTACTACTGGAGCTACAGCCACTCCAGCAGATATTGGAGCGGCGGCGTCAACCCATGCATCAACCCACGCAGATGGTGGATCGGATTCTATCCAACCATTTACTGGAGTAAGATTTGATACAGTCAGCCCCGATGGAACTCCTTCGGTTGGTCAGATGGTCTGGAACGATAATGACGGAACGGTTGACATGCTCCTCAAGGGAGGAAATGTCAATATGCAGATTGGGCAATCCTCCATCCATCGCGTCTACAACGATTCAGGCGCGTCTATAGCAAAAGGTAAGGTTGTTTATATCTACGGATCTCAGGGCCAAAGAACGACTGTTCGTTTGGCCGACAATGACGGCGACACAACTTCTGCCAGAACATTCGGATTCACCGCTGAAGCTATTGCCGATGGTCAGTCTGGTTTCGTTATTTCTGAAGGTGTTTTGAATAACATCTCTACAAGCGGTTTTGCTGATGGAACCATACTTTGGCTTGGAGATGATGGAAACTATGTCGGAACTAGGCCAACCCAACCAGAGCATGGAGTATTTTTGGGTGTGGTAGTCAAGGGCAACAGCGTTGGGGCAGGATCTATCTTTGTCAAAGTTCAAAACGGACAAGAACTTGATGAACTCCACGATGTGTTGATTACAAGCGCGTCTGCTGGACAGGTGCTGGCCCGAAACACAGGAAATACTCTTTGGGTCAACAAAACTTTGGCAGCGGCGGATGTAGGTGCAGCAGCCTCTTCCCACACCCACGTTGTCGCAGACGTAACAGGCGCAGCCGCCTCTGGCTCCATCACCACATCGGGCCTAACCCAAGCCACCGCGAGAATTTTGGGAAGGACGACAGCCAGCACAGGCTCCATCGAGGAGATCCAAATCGGATCGGGCCTTTCGCTGTCGGCGGGGGAGTTGTCGGCTACGGGCGGAAGCGGCGTCACCGATGGCGACAAAGGCGACATCACCGTCAGCGCATCGGGCGCGACATGGACGATTGATTCGGGCGCAGTCGGAACGGCCAAGCTCGGCGGCGACATTACGACAGCGGGCAAAGCCCTGCTCGATGACGCGGACGCAGCGGCACAGCGGACGACCTTGGGCCTCGCTGCCTCGGCCACGACCGACACGACCAACGCCAGCAACATTTCCAGTGGGACGCTTGCTGTGGCGCGTATGGGCAGCGGGACGCCGAGTGCGTCGAACTTTTTGAGGGGAGATGGTAGCTGGCAGACGGTAAGCGGCGGCGTTTCGGCCATAGCCTCCAGCGCCTCACAAGTCCTTGCCGTCAGCGGCTCCGACTTGGCGGGCGTGGACGGCAACACCATCGACTCGGCAGACCCTTTCATCAAGTGGAACGACACCGCTGCGCGTTTGGAATACGCCAACCCGCTCTCGCGGCCCAGCGGGGCAATGTATGTCGGGCTGGCTCCGACTACTACGGCGCTGGGAAGTGATGCCGTAAATTTACAAGGCTCAAGATTAGCGGCAACGTCAGTGGCCTCTGGCGCTAATTCTGTTGCTATTGGCAACAGCTCAAGGGCTGGCAACGGCCAAGCGGTTGCCATTGGTTCTGTGGCGGCGGTCACTGGAAACAATGGAATTGCAATAGGTCGAGATTCGGGCGCGGCGGGCAACGATTCTTGCGCGCTTGGTCGAGGCGCAAGCTCAAGTCAGGCGAGCAGCGTGGCTATTGGTTTCAATGCGACTGCATCTGGCGTTAATTCATCTGCTGTCGGAACGCTTGCTACCGCAGACCTTCGCGCACAGTTTGCCACGTTGCCGTTCAACGCGGTCTATTGGGGCGGCAGCACAACAAACGCGACCGCCACCATCCTCAACTTAGACACCACCGCCACCTCGCGCTTCACCATCGCCGCCTCCACCGCGCTCGCCGTAGACATCCTCTTGGTCGCCCGCCGCTCGGACACGCAGGACAAATGGCTTGTCGCCCGCCGCTTCCTTGGCATCCGCCGCGATGGCAGCAACAACACCGCGCTCATCGGCAGTGTGCAGACCCTCGGCGTTGATCAAAGCGCAGGCTCGCCAACATGGACTTTCGCGCTGACCGCCGACGATACCAACGAAGCCTTGCAACTGGAAGTCACGGGCGCGGCCTCCGAAACCGTTCAATGGCGGGCCACAGCAATCTATCGCGTTGCTTAATATGAACACCGAAACCATCTACAACGTCCTCCTCGACCAGCCTCGCCAGATTGACGGCAGGACATGGCACGGCTTCAGCTACCAGATAACCCGCGATGATAGCGGCAAGATCGAAGTGCGCGAGCATGGCTGGCCGACGAAGCTGACCATTTACGAAGCGGACGGCCCCGAACTCGATGCGCTGGACGAGGCTACGGTTAAGGCCGCTATTGAGGCCGCGCTGCCCGCGGATGAGAGCTATGTGATTCCGCCGCCGCCTGTGCCGTTTGTGGAGACTTTTACGGCAGAGCAAGTGGTCGCCAAGTATTTCTCCGCCTACCAGATCGCCGCCCTGCAACGCTTGGAAATGGCCCTCATGCAAGCAGGCAAGCCCCTCGGCGTGAAGATGACCGCCGCGAAGACATGGCTTGAAGGCGTCATGCTTTCTTGGGCCGCGAACCCAACACCCGCACCAGCGGAGTCTTTCGGCGTGCCGCAGGCGACCTTTGCGGAGGCCAGTGCGGAGGCTGTGGCTGACCTCAATACCCCAAACCCCGAATCATAATGGCATTCCTATCCGCATATTATCCCCAGCCCGTAGTGGCAGGAACCACCGCAGGAACCTATGCGGAGGGAGACGATGCTGCCTTCAAGGTGGGATCGGATGACATTGAGATCACTAGTGCGGCCAAGGGGATTATCTTTCGGGATTCCAATGGGGTCAGACGCCGACTCAGAGTAGACACAGACGGAACCCCGCTAACAGAGGTATTACCATGATGAAGAAACTAGCACTTACACTTGTATTCGGGATTCTGGGAGTCGGGGTCTATGGCCAGACAATCAAGAGTCTGGGGTACAACACGACCAATGGGCAGGTGGTTTATAGCGGAACGAATTTGCTGGAGTTTGCTGACAATGTTCAATTTCAGAATGTTTGGGCGCGAGGCAACTTTGCTGTTAGGAGCGGCACGAATGATCCGATAGTTTATATAGGGGACGATTTGATTGAAACATCTGTTCCCATTGAATTTTTAACTAACGCGGCGTCATTAACCCGCACCAATCTCGGTCTCGGATGGAGCGCGTTGACTAATACCAACGCTTCAAATTTCCGAAATGCTATTGACCTCGGAACAAACGATTCTCCTAGGTTTGGAGCAGTAAACGTGATTGACACTATATTTTCTTTTGGACAGACCTTAATCAGTGGAGGTTCAATTTCGGTTAATAATTCTAACAGCCAAGGCGTTTCAATGAATCCTGCTGGTTATACGGCTGGAAGTATCAATATTGTGAGTGGTGTAGGAGGTAATACAAATGCGATTACTTTTAGTGCTGCCGCAGCCGCAGCAACCCGCACGAATCTTGGAATCGGCAATGGCATCACCACCAACCGCACTTTTGTCTCCTACAACGGAACTAACTACACCACGAACTCCGTGACCATATCCAACGGGATCATAACTGGCTGGACACAATAGACATAATAACCTAAACTCTTTAATTCAATGGCTTCTAACGGTAACGCAGAATTGGAAAATCTACCAGAAAGTGGTAGTCCCCCGAAAAAACGCATCAAATCATCTGATAGCCTTGTCTCTATTGCAGACAAGTATATCGAACAAGACGAGGATGCGGCATATCTTCGGGCGCGGGCGCAAGCCCTAGTCAATGGAGAAGCCCCCTACGATGCCGAAGAATTAAAATCCAAAGGACTGACCCATGTGGTCAATGCTAATTTTGGGGAAGCAAATGCCATCATGGAAGCCGCTTTGGCTCCGTATATCGAACTACAGAACGGGGTTCCTCGTATTGCTAATGTCGTTATGGATTCTTATCAGGGCGACTCCAATGAGGACTCCGAAATCATCTCTGAAGAGTTTGACTGGATGCTTAAAGAATGGAGCGATCATGCCTACAACATGCAACTTCTTTCCCGTGAGTTTGTGGGTGACGGGGTTGGTGTTGCTATGTGGCCCGACGAACGCTCCATCTTCTGGGAGCCTTGCGGCCTTAAAGACTTCAAGGTGGCCCGCGATACCAAGGTATCAGATGAATCTATTGAGGTCGCCATCGTCCAACGCTCCATGAGCGTGAGCGAACTTTACCGCTATATCCGTAACCCAAAAGCCGCAAAAGAATTGGGATGGAATCTCAATGCAGTTAAACAAGCTATTTGGAAAGCTTCCACCAAGCGGGATCAATGGAAGAACTACACCGCCCACTGGGAAGATTTTGAGCGCGAAATCAAAGAGAATGATCTTTACGCTGGAGAGTCGGCATACCATCGCGCTCAATTGATTTACGGATACAACCGCGAATTCGACGGCAAATTCACCCAGCTTATCGGTTCCCGCGACTCTTCGGATTTCCTCTATGAGCGTTACAGCCGTTATGGAAATGTAAACCAGTGCTTTGTTATTTTTACCTATGGAGTCGGACAAGGAACCTTCCACACGATTCGTGGACTGAAGCAAAAGATCTATAACCAGATCCAGATTTCCAATCGTGTTCTTTGCCAGTCTGCCCAAGCTGCTATTACAGCAGGACTCATTCAGTTACAGGGTGACGCCGAAGCTATCCAAGACTTTCAATATATTGAGGTTGGGCCTTATACGTTCATCCCTAGTGGGTTGACCCCGATCCAACTTCAACCTCCTTCTATTGCAACTCAGGGTCTCCCTGTTTACAACCTAATGAGCCAAGTGTTGCAGAACAACACAGGCAGCTATCGCTCACGCCAAACAGGATCAGATGGTCAGGCCCGTTCTGCTACAGAGGTTGTACAGCAGGCCCGCCAAGAATCGACATTGAACGCCGCAGCATTAGAGCTTTTTTACACTCCGTATAACAAGCTGCTTACCGAGCAATACCGTAGGGCTGTAAATCCTCTTCTTACCGCCAATGACAAGGGCGGGCAACTTGCTCTTGAGTTTCGCAGGCGTTGTGCTCGCAGGGGAGTAAGCGTCGAGCGTATGCGCCAGTTCCTTAAAGTCACAGCCTTCCGTGCCATGGGTGACGGAAGCCCCGTAATGACCGAAATGGCATCCAAACAACTTATGGAGCTTTATTCCTTGATGGATGAAAAGGGCAAAGAAAACACTCTTCGTTCTGTCATCGCTGGCATCTCTGGTGTGGGTTGGCAAAAAGTTAATCTATTCGTCTCCGATAAAGGCCCGCGCCGTACCATCGATTACGATATTGCTAATCTTGAGAATGGAAACCTCCGTCAAGGTATCCAGCAAATGGTTCACGATAGCCAGAACCATGCTGTGCATATTGAGGCTCATATCCCGATGATTGCCGAGATTATTGAAGCACATCGTCAGCAGCAGATGGCCGATGAGCAGGCAATGCAGATCCTTCGTCCCGCCGCAGACCACGTTACAGAACATCTTGTCTTGTTTTCTAATAACAGCTTCAGGGCGCAGGAAGTTCGCGAACTCAAGCGCCAACTCCAGAATCTTACGGCTTACATCGATGAACTTGAGCAACAGGTCATCAACCGTATGATGGCTCAACAAAGCCAAGCGCAAGAACAGGCCATGCAGCAAGCGCCTCAAGGACAGATTGATCCACGTTCCGAAATGGAACTTCAAAAAGCGCAACTCAAGTTAGCCGAAATGCAGGAAAAGCGGATGATGAACCAAGAGACCCATCAGCAAAAGATGGAAACAATCCGCCAACAGATGGCTCTGAATGATCTTAAAACCCGCAGTTCTATTCTGGAGAAAACCGCCAGACCCGCAGGCCGACCCCCGATGGCTACAACGGCGTAATATTTATACTAGACAAATTTAAAATCTGCGTATAGTTAGATCTTATTAATGGATTGGACAGATCAAGATGCTGGTGAATGGGCGAGGGCATGGTCGTTGCCCATTATGCAGAAGGGGCTTAAATTCATCTCCAAGCGGGTTCGTCCGAAGCGGAGCAGTAGTCCTGTGGCACAAGGTTTCGATTTGTCGCCAGTGTTCATTAAGAGCGCGGGTTTTTACGAGGGCAGTCAAGAGGTTATGGATCTCATTGAAACTCTTGGTTATGGACAGGTAAATAAACCTAAATTTGACTTGCCAGAACCCTTTTCCCATATAACTTCAGAAGAAACCAAATAATATAACTTATGGCTAATATCCTTAATTCCGCCCTTACGGGTGACGCAGACTTTGCTGGAACCATTTTTGGAGGCGCTAATGCCGAACCAGCCCCCGAAGCTCAACCCAATGAAACTCCAGCGCCCGAAACCCAAGAGCCAGATGTCAAGCCCGCAGCCGAAACCCCGAAAGAGGAAGCTTCTAAAGAAGAGAAAAAAGCTCCCATCAAAGCGGAACCCAAGACCGAAAAGAAACCCAAGGCCACCAAGGAAGAAGCGGAGAAGGTAGTTTCAGATATTACCAAAGAAGTGTCTTCGGAGGCCACTACAGAGAAATCAAATGAAAATACTTCAGAGGACGATCTCCCTGTCAACCCCCACTTTGCCGATAAGCCCGTAGCGGACAAGCCCGAAGGTGATGATTCCGAGAAGGGAATCTCAAGCTGGAAGGAGATCAAAGGCGAAATGAAAAAAGCCCGTGAAGAGCGGGATCGTCTCAAGGCCGAATTGGAAGCCACCAAAGAGAAGGTGGGTAAGTATGAAGGAGAGACCGTTAAAACCCTTCAAGAAGAGCTTGAGGCTTACAAAACTCGCATGGCAGAGCTTAATCGCGAGCTAAAGACCGCAAACTTTGAAAGAAGTCCCGAATACGTTGAGACTATCAAAAAGCCTCTAAGCGGCCTCCAAGGCGATTTGAAAGCCATTGCAGAAGCCAATGACGCCGACTTCTCCAAGCTGTGGCAAGCACTGACTGAGCCAGACGCCCGTAAGCGTATCGATTCTCTGGAAGACCTTACCTCCGACTTCAAGCGCATGGAACAACTTTCCATCGTCAAAATGGCCGATAAATACCATGAGTTGGCCCAATACCATCAAAGGTTCCAACAAGAAGCCGAGACCCTTGCAGAGGCAGAAGCTGCCCGTAAGGCCCAATCTGAACAGGAGTTTATTGAGAACGACCTACGACTCCAGAAGGCTTTTACAGCCAAGACTTGGACTAATCTGGAAGACCGATACAATTTCCTCCAAGAAATCGACGGACAGGATGATTGGAATAGCCATATCCGCAATGCCAAGAAAAACGCCGCAGAGACTAATTTGGATCGCTTGAGCGTCGAAGACCGAAGCGCCATCCTCGCACGGGCTGCTGTTGTCCCCTTCCTAGAATCGGCCATCAACCACTATACAACCCAGATGGAGCGGGTGAATGCCGAAAAAGACAGCAAAATCAAAGAACTCCAGACTCAACTAGAAGGTCTGGTTGGCGCTACGCCGTCCCTTGGCAAGGCCACCGAGACCGAAGCGGATTCCGATGATGAAGATGCTGACAGTCTGATGAACTTCGGAAAATCTATATTCCGTTAAAGTCTTGACTCAAATTTGATTATTTGATAAAAGTCTAAGATGCAACCTTGGGATACATTTATTAAGGGATCTACCAATGCGCTTGGAGGATCTAGTGTTGCAGCCGTAGATCCATCAACTGGTGGAAAAAATGTTCCAAGAAAATTTACAGACAAAGAAGTTTTACAAGTTCGTAGACAGATTGATAATAAATTAAGATATGGACAACCCGTATCTGACGAAGAAAAAGCTTTTGCTAGAAAAATTGGCGCTATCTAAATTTCGCTATTGACAATTTTGGAAATATATAATAATTTCCCACTAAGACTGAAGTCTGAGTTGGTCGCAGACACCTCGCTGGCGGGTTAGCGCCTTCAAAATTTGTAGCCGTAAATCTCTGGTCGCGGCCCAGAAACTCAACCGATAAACGGGCATCCTATGCCTTGATATCAAAACTAACCCTAAAACCAAATAGAAATAAACAACTAATATGTCAGCACAAACTGCTACTACTTGCGAGGCTATCAATGATAATTTCCAGCGCGAGACTGGACGTATCGCCCTTGGTACTCATCGCTTGGGTCTGTATAAAGACCCCTATCTGCGTTTTGTCACCCAGTCGGCTTTCCCCGACAACATGGGCAAAACGATCACCAACACCATCGCCCAGCGCACGGTTGCCACTGGCAGCGGCTGGGAAGTCATCGGCGTCACTGGCGAAGCTGGTCAGGACAACTCCTGCTTGGCTCCCGTCAAGAAAGTCGGCTACGCCTTCGATCAGAAGACCTTTTCGCTCCGCCATCAGGCGATTGAGTCGGATTGGATCTGCTTGGAAGACGTTCGCACTTCGGCTTTCCCGATTGATGATGTCAACAACTACATCAAAATCCTTGCCGACAACGTCAACAAGGAGTGGATTGAGCGTTACGACAACGACTACTATGAGGCTGTTACCAAGGTTTCCGTCGAGGCTGGCCTCGCTGAGACCGCTGGTTCCACCTTTGGCTCCTTGCCGAACCCCACCTCCGTCCTTACGGTTGGTGTCCTTCGCGAACTCTATGACCGCCTCTACCAGAACAACGCTGGTGATGACGGTGATGCGGTGACCGATGACGGCTCGCCTGTGTTCAACGTGTTTGCCGAACGCGCCACGATTGAAAACCTGATCAAACTCAACGAAGATGTCCGTCAGGATATCCGTTACAGTGATCGCGTTAACGATCTGCTTGGTGCCAACGGCTCCTCGCTCCTGCCCAAGAAGGCTTACGGTGGATTCGTCTTCCATAGCCGCCCGTTCCCGAAGCGTTTCAACGATGACGGCGCTGGTGGTTATACCGAAGTTGCCCCGTATATCGCTGCCTCTGGCGCGGTTAAGGGAACGAAGTATATCATCAACCCCGCCTACAAGGCTGCGAAGTATACCTCCACGGTGATCTTCCATCCGAAGGCTGTTGAGTGGCTCGTCCCGAACCCTAACCTCAAGGTTGGCAAGCTTGTCTATGATGCTCAGAACTATCGCGGAGACTTCCGCTGGATCAACGAGTACGACAAGAACTGCAACCCTGACAAAAACAGTGGTTACTGGCGCGCTAAGATGGCCTGTGCGGCGAAACAGATCTTCCCTGAGTTTGGGTATTATCTGCTTCACTTGCGCTGCAATCTGGCTGGCGACCTCGTCGCTTGCCCTAGCGGCTCTGGCTACGGTTACCTCGCGGGCTAATTAGTTAGTCTCTATTCATCAAGGCTTGCCTTGGAGTAAAATCTAAGGCAAGCTCTATGAGGAGAGAATAACTATTATGAAAATCGAAATACCTGAAGGCTATACCCTACCCGAAGACGTTCAAGATGGCGGGACTCTAGAAGAACTCGTCACCTTTAAAGTCGAAGGCGAATACCTTGTTCCTACCATGATTGCTGGCGTCGAGATCGCGGCTGAAGAGGCCGAAGACGAAGATGAGATGGAGGATGAGGCCGCTGACGAGATGGAAGCTGCCGCTCCGATGGCTGGCATGGGTGAGCGCATCATGGGCATGGCTTAAAGGACGGAGACCATAGGCTATGGCTCTCCCTACTTTAGATGCGGTGTTTGCTTCGGCGGCGGATCAGCCCCGAAGGTATATGCTTGCCAAGTGGCTAGTAGGTGAAAAAGGAGAAGTTGCTGGGCCATCTAGTGTTTTGGTTTCGGGTGCTGGCTCAAGTTCCATAAATGGAACCTATACTGAACGTGGAACATATAACGGAAAACCATATTACAATATAATTGGAGAGCCAGACGATTTTAGTAATTTAGCAATATTTTTTGATGGTTTAGTTTGGAAAATAAGAGATGAAACTCAAACGAATCGTTATATATCAGAAGAAAACGTTGCATTTCCTTGGCTTGATTTAGAGTGGGATGCTGAGGAGGGACTTTTTCCAGCCCCAACCGTCACCGAGATTCCCGCATCCAATCCTATTGCCAATTATATCACCCTCCCAGAACGCTATCTCTGGGCCAAAATTGCCGTAGCCGCAGGCGCACCTAGAAGCGAAGCAGACTACATCTCTCTTCCCAAACAGTATGCGTGGAGTGATATCTATAACTCTGTTGCGGGGTTGATTCCTCCATCTAGTGTTTTGGTTTCGGGCGCGGGCACTACCTCATCTAATGGCACTTACACCTTGAGCGGCCAAGAAAATGGTAAGAATAGATATGTTTCTGGATCAAACGTCATTAATTGGGACGGATCTAATTGGCTAATTTATGAATTTGTTGAATTGGAAGACGTTGCATACATCTCTTCAGATGATGTAGAGTTTCCTTGGCAAGTAACAACTTGGTCTGAAGCTAATGGTTCTGTCCCAAATCCTACTGTCACCAAAATCCCGCAACCAACCCCGAACCATACCGACTGGAGTGAGAAACAAGCCTTGGGGCATATTGCCGCCGCCTATCGTGGGGACACGGCTAACCCCGCAAACCTAGCCACCTATATTGACTGGCCTTGGCGCTATCAAGTGGCTTCCATCATTGATGGTTTTTATTTTTCTTTCTCTAAGGTTTCTCTTTTGTTGCACATGGATGGTGAAGAAGACTCGCAAGCCTTTATTGATTCCTCCTTAAATAATCTTGATTTGACAGCTTATGGAAATGCCAAGATTAATACAACTACTAAGAAGTTTGGAAGCGGATCTGCTTCTTTTGATGGTGATGGGGATTATATTTTGGTTTCACAAGACCCCTCTCTTGATATGGGAACCGAAGATTTTACAATAGAATATTGGGCTTATTTAACCGAAAATACTAAACAGTATCCAGTTCACATAGCAACAACATCATCTTATCAACAAGGAGTATTTGGTATGGGGTTTAATAGATCCGATTATCTAAATAAAATATGGGTGTTTTATGATGCAGCAGAAGCTGACTTTTTCCATCAATCAGAAGAGCTTAGTCTTAATCAATGGTATCATATTGCAGTAACCAGAAAAAAAACAATCTGGAGAGCGTTTGTCAACGGCATTCAATTTGGATATACTGAAATAAACCAAACCAATACTGTAAATTTAGCGTTAGGTGGAGCAATGGGTATTGGTGGCAGTTCATGGGATGGTGAAGAATCATTTACCAATGATTATATTGATGAACTAAGAATAATTAAAGGTATTGCCATATATACTGGAAACTTCACCCCATCAACAGAGGCCTTTCCCAATCAATGAGCATTGAAGATATTCCAAGGCGTAGAGGCATGGAGCGTGGAGTAAAGCTCACGATGAGCGAGTTGATTGCGGGCATTGCCCTGATGGTCACCTTGTTTTCGGCGCTTAATGGATGGGTTGTCCTGCCAGAGCAGATGCGGTCTATCCAAGCCAATGATGCCAAACAGGATGCGCGGATTGAAATGATCAACAAGGAAAACCAAGAGAGATCTGAGACCTTGGCGCGAATTGACGAACGCACAAAAAGAATCGAAGATTACTTGAAATCCAAGGGATTCTAGTCTAGCTTTAAAACTTATGAAATCATTCTTCACTTATCTATTCGGGGTTCCCGCCAAAATTTGGAGCTTCTATGCTCCGATCCTTCGTGAACTCTTTGTGGATGCCGCCGCATCCCTATTACCTCTCGCTCTGGATATTGTTCGCGAGTTGGCTGATTCCAGCAAAACTGGTTCACAAAAACGCGAAGCTGCCGTAAAAAAGCTTACCCAAGCTGCTCTTCGCAATGGTATTGATGCTTCCGAGTCCCTGATCCGCTTTACCATTGAATCAGCGGTTCAGCGCGTGAAGGTGGAGGAATAATCAAATGAAAGATAAAATCCTAGCATTTTTGGTCTCTAAATCTGGCGGCATCATCACCCCGCTTATCGCCATGGCTGTGGCGGCGGTTGTTTCTAAGCTCGCCATGATTGATCCCAAGTTGGCTGAATCCGTAGACCAAACAACCCTCACAGGATTTGTTGTAGCCCTCTTGATCTCCATGGTTAATTACTTCACCAATGAAGTGAATGTCAGGGGCGTTAAGAAGATTCAAGCCTTGGTCAATACAGATATGGATGGCGTGGCTGGGCCTGTAACCTACACCGAAGTCCGCAGGGCTATTGAGGTGCCTGCTGCCCGCAAGCCAGCCCGCAAGCCCGCCTGTAGCCGCAAGAAACGTCTGTGAAACCTCTTTCCCATGAAGTCCTCAAAGCAATACTCGTCCCAGTCCCGCCCAAAGAAGATCGCAGAAGTTTCTTTGTCCGTCTATTCGGTTCCCTCCGATTCTTTACCAAAGTCAAGCGGAGCGATGCTGGAAAGGCAGGCATCACCATCGGAGTCCGAGGTGGAGCGGATTTCTAGGAATTGGGACATTGGACGCAGAGTCTGCAAATGGTAGATTGGAGAAGTGCCGCCGTGTGGCAATTGATCCTGAAACTACTTGGGCTAGAATTAAAAGATGGCCCAGCGCCGTCCTTGCCGAACTTGCCATCCGAATCCAAGGCGAACTCAGCGCCAGAGCCGAGCGTTCCCGTAGCGCCGAAAAAGAAAGAACGCCCCGCAATCGAAAAGCTCGTTGAGATTGCATTGTCTCAAGTCGGAGTTAAGGAAGTTGGGGGCAACAATAAAGGAGCCAAGATTCGGGAATACCAAACTGCAACCAGCTTAAAACCAGCAGCTTGGCCATGGTGCGCTGCCTTTACATCGTGGATAATTCGCGAATGGCTCAAAGATCCAGAAGTTGTCAAATGGTTGAATCTCAAACTTCTCACTCCAGAGAAATGGAGACCCAAGACGGCAGCGGCATTTGGATATATTGAATGGGCTAAATCCCGCCCTGCAACTACCAAGATTTTAACCGAGAAAGCCAAGCCACAAGTTGGAGATTTGGTGGTTTTTGATTTCTCGCATATTGGCATTGTGGTTAAGGTTGGTGAGAAAAACTTCCAGTGTGTAGAGGGAAATACAAACGGCAGAGGAACCCGCGATTCAAAATCTGGGGATGGTGTTTGGCTAAAGACTAGAACATCCTCATTGGTAAGGAATTACATCAGAATTAATCCATCGAAAGTTCAATGAAGGACGAGGCAAAACCCCGCAAGAAAAAAGTCTACCGCAAGCCCGAAGTAAAATCTTGCTACTATTGCGGATCAAATAATATTGAACAAATCCACGTTGCCCATGTCGGAATAATCAAGACATGCCGCAACTGCAAAGAACAAATCGATTAAGTCTATGGCCGTCCACGACGAAAGACTCCAAAAGGTCTTGGACAAGCTATCGAAAGATCTGGTTGAATATTTCGATTCTGGGTTTATTGTGGCCACATTTGAAGAGGGACAGGAAACAAAGAATGCCTTTATCAAGTTTGGCAATGACTACGCCATTGAAGGACTCGTCTCCAACATCCATGATATCCTTTACGGGCAAGCAGAAGAAGATGACGATGATGACGATTTGGATGACGGTGATTTGAAGAAGATCATCAAAGACTCTTAATATGGCCAATGGATTACTATCCTTCAGCTTGCCCGAAGAACAGGTTGAGTTTGAGCAAGCAGTTAAGGCGGGTGATATGTATTGCGTTCTTAATGACCTTGATAACGAGCTACGCAATCATCTCAAGCACAATGCTTATCCTCATTGGAATAACGCTACTGTTGAAGAGATTCGCCAAATTTTGAACGATTTGATGGATAGTAGGTCTATCCATTTTAACTAAACCACAATACATGACTACATTCTATATCTGTGGCCCCATGAGGGGCTATCCAAAACTCAACCATCCTGCATTTTTTGAAGCCGAAGAAACATTGCTTAAAGCTGGACATCAAACCATCAATCCAGCAAGGATGGATCAGCAGCTAGGGCTAGATCCCCACAACTCCCAAATGGACAGCAAGTTCATTGAGGACTGTGCCCGAAGGGACATTGATGCGGTCTTTGAATGCGACGAGCTTGTATTGCTTCCCAAGTGGGAGAAGTCCAAAGGAGCCAGAGCGGAGGTCGCCGTAGCCCAATGGCTAGAAAAACCCTTGCGTCTCTACCCATCTATGGTTAGATTGGACAAAGAAGATGTGTGCGACATTGCCAAGCGCCTTACTTCCTATGATCGCCAAACCGACTACGGAAGTCCGATTGAAGACTTTACCAAACAAGCTAAAATGTGGGGAGCTATCCTTGGAACCAATGTGACCCCGCAACAAATCGCCATGTGCATGATTGCGGTAAAACTTTCCAGACTTACCAACTCACCCCGTCATAGGGATAGCGTGGCTGATATCTGCGGATATGCGCGGTGTTTAGATCTCTGCAACCAAGCAACCTCTCTATGAGCAAAAACATCGCAATCCTTTCGGATTTTCATTGCGGCCACAAGGCTGGACTGACCCCGAAAGGCTACCTTCCAGAAGAGCCTGCTGAAGAACGTGCTCGCTGGATCAACGCAAACAAAGCCTACTACAACTGGTATAACCATCATATCAGGAAGCATGGCCCATACGACATTATCTTCCTCAATGGAGATCTGTTGGACGGGACTGGTAAGAAGTCTGGCGGAACGGAACAAATCACTACCGACATGGAAGAGCAGTGCGACATGGCGGTTAAGATCATTCGTGAAATCCCGAAGACTAAGAAGTGCGAAATAGTTATCACTAGGGGAACGCCCTACCATACTGGTGATGCCGAAGACTGGGAAGACATTGTGGCAGATCGCGTAAGCGCGGCTATTGGAGAACATGAATGGGTGGAAGTAGAGGGGGTCGTATTTGACCTTAAACACCACCCAGCAGGCTCTAGCGGCCTTCCCCATGGTCGGCATACTGGCGTGGCCAGAGACCGCCTCTGGAACATCATGTGGGCCGAAAGAGAGTTACAGCCGAAGGCCGACATCTTCATCCGATCCCACGTTCACTACCACAACTTTGCTGGAGGCCCAGAATGGTTGGGTATGACTACTCCAGCCCTACAGGGGTTTGGTAGCCGCTACGGGGCCAGACGCTGTACTGGTCTGGTGGACTTCGGATTCGTCACATTTCAAGTAAACAAAGGAACATACACATGGCAACCCATCATAGCAAAACTAGAAGAGCAAAAAGCTCCAATGATAAAATTGTAGTCCCGTCATGGGATAGCGTTTGGAAGTCCCTTGAAAGGGATAACACGTTTACCACCATTGAGGCCATGAATGCCGAAGGATGGAAAACAGTGGATCAAGTAATGAAGATTACTGGACTGTCAAGCTCCCGAATTCGCAACATGATCAGCGAAGAGAAGTTTGATCGCGACAAGAAAAGGGTAAGAGACGGTGGTACAATCAAAACCATGAACTTCGTTAGGCCGAAAGTTTAATTTGGAAATTCGCGTAATTGTTCTCCTGTTTGACTATCATAAATTGGCCCGCCTCCGTCATTTGGGTTGTATTCCCAATATTCTGTTACAGCAAGAGACGGAACATATAGCCCTCCGTCATCAATTCCATCGTTAAATAATTCGCAATGGAATTGAAAAATAACACCATTTGCCATAGCCAAATCTGCTTTAACGTAATAAACTCCTTCATCAGTTGATTCAAAAGAGCTTAAAATCCATCCCGCTCTATATGATATCTCGGTGTAACTAATAAACGCTTCCCAATAGATTTTTTGGTTTGCTGGATCAGAATTATTAAACCACGATGGAGATAACGCGAGAATTTGGACGGCTCCTGTATCGTGCGTGTCTTCAATATTCCAGTTTTGCGCCTCAGTCCCACCACTTATTAATCCGCAAACTAAATATTTTTCATTTGGTTCATTGCGCTCAAACGTAGTGGTTACTTCTTTTTCTGGTAGGATAGTTTCTCCTCCGTCAAATATCCTTTCTGGAAGCGTAAAGGTTGCTGTCCACTTTTTCACGCGCCAATAAAACATTAAAGAAGCATCAACACTGTTGATGGTTTTAAGATCTCGATTTAGTGATGCAAACGGATTTTCTAATGGCAAGCACTTTGGAAACAGGCCAAGATGTCTAACTGTAGCCATTTATTATTTTATTTCTTCAACTAAAAATAAATAGTTTTTAGGCTGTCCGTTTTCACAAACATCAAATACCTTCCATTCTAAATTGTTTTCTGGTTGAGGGTTTTCAAGAATAACCCATTCTCCATTTTCGCCAGACGATGGATCCCAATAAATAATATCTCCAAGATTTGTTCCCTGTGGAAGCGGATCAATCTTTTTCCATTCCAAAAATTTGCTTGGATTGGTTTGCGGAACAACCTGCGCGTCATCAGAAAAACTTAATGCATAGACATCATCTGGATTTTCCTTCTCGACAACTGGAGGAATTTTATAAGGAACCCAAGGTGTTCTGCTCATTTAAACGTAATCGTTGGTGATATCGACAAGCAGCGCATCGATCCTAACATAGCTGAACCTATAAGGAGATGCGTTGATTCTGTAAACAAAAAGACCAGTAGGGAATGTTGAGTATTCCGTTGCCGAAAGAGAAGAAGGGGTTATTGAAACGGTTCCAGCTTCGGATGGAAATCCAGTAATATCAATATCAAGATCGCCATGAATGGTTGCTGGGACATTGGCTATGTTTGTCGTAACGCTGCCCATTGTTGAGGTTGACGTAGCCGCAGAATCAAACGAAACAGATTCTGATGTTTCTTCTGATTGGCTTGTTTCAACAATTGCGATTTGATAAGCCCTCGGTCTTACATTCGGCCAAAATTGTATCGATTGATTTTCTTTTTCGTTCCTGACTTTCTGCAAAACTTGATTTGGCGAAGCTGCCCCTTTAGGCAAAAAGAAGACGGCCCTAATGGTCGGAACAACGCCCCTGAACCCCTCTTCGATATCATATCTCAATGTGGCCCCAACGGAGTTTCTTTTCATTTGTGTATAGCTATAGGTGTCTCCGTTTACTGTCGGAGCTTCGCTCTGTGCCTGAACTCCGTTGGCCGCTGCACTTATCGACATGAGTTTGTCTGGAAGCGCGACCTCAATCATGTCTGGGATTTCCCAGTAATATTCATCAAGGGATTGTTGCGCGTCTTCAACATCGTAGCGGATGACCTCGCTATAAACCACATCCCTCGGAGTTACCCTCTTTCTGTTTCCTTCGGTAAACCTTGAAGATGTGGCGCTGGCAAAAACTCTCTTATACGGGATTACTATATCAAGCTCTTCATCGTAGTCCTGCCCACGAAGGATTGGCATGAGGTTTTCGGACGGGATGTTTCCGTCTTCGTCGGCCTCTTCTGGGAACTGTTGATTTATTGGTTGAAGTTTGACCTTACGCCTTAATTTGTAGTTTCCCCCAACATTGGTAAGTTCATCGGAAACTGTTCCGTATTCTGGAATCCCGAAAATATCACTGGACGGAAATTCTTCTGTTACAGTGGCAAGCCCGCCGCCAAGCTCAGATGTATAGACCTTACCCTCAAGTGAAGAATTTGATTGAAGACCCCTGTAGGTTTTGCGGATTCTTTTTACAAATTCCGTAACCTGTTGTTCGCTCTTTGACAACTGATATTGTCCATCAACCACATCGAATGTGATATTGTCGGGAACTATACCAGCTTCTAGGATTTCTTCTGAACGAAGACCAGAAAACACCCTAAACTTTTCGGGGGTAATATCAATTGTTTCAAGAGACCTTGTTTTTCCAGCGAAGACGGCGGGAATCTCAACTTTTCTTTCGACCAACGATTCTTTGTCTTCGGCGTTTGCCTCGACAGTAAGAAGCGCGGTTAACTCTGGGGGAACATATCCATTAGCAGCCTTTCGTTGTGCGGTGATGGTGGCAAGTTGTCCTTCGTTATTGGTAACCTTGCTAACGAGTTGCGGGCCAGCAACAGAGTAAGTTTGGACTACCTTATAGGACAAAAATTCATTGTATGGCTCGTAAGAGATTTGGGTAATAACCCCGTTTTCATTTTCAAGACTGGCGGTCTCCTCTCCAGTCGGGACAATGAGTTGGCGGCGTTCCTTGACTGGCCCACGGGACGGATCATAAAAATCCCGATCCTTGATGGGGAAAAGAGAATTGCCATCTTCGTCGGTCTTGATTGACCAAGTCTCTTCAATCTCTAGAGAGACAATGGCAGAACCATCGCGTCCTTCGTAAGATATCTTTCTATCGGAAGCCAAGTCGGCCTGTTGGCCCTCATTCTTGACGGCCCTGCGTCTTCCTTGAATCGGGCCTAGATCATCATCATAGCGGGTAAAAGGAACCCAAGGGGCGGGCAGGATCTCGTAAACGTGGGTGACAATCTGATCTCCAGAGGCTGGTTGCGCCCCCGTGAACACATGGTTGGGATAGCGTTTACTGTCGGGGTGCGGACTAAGATCCTCTGGGACTTTGTAGCCAGCGGTTCTTGGATCTCGCTTAATTCCAATTACGGGATAGTCACGATCACTTGCCGCATAGGAAACAACATATGATCTGTCGATAGGAGGATAATCAGCCATGGAGAATCCCGAAAACCTACTCTAAAAAGAAGGTGGCGGCAAGATGATTTTCCTCTTGCATCATTCCGTATCTTTGCTAAATTTCACAGTGGAAGACATTCGTCTTCCTGTTTTCATGTGTGTGGGCGGGGTCGGGCTAAAAACTCGGCCCCGCTTTTTTTGAACACTTGACAAGTTGGGTTGTCGGATATAACGAACATCTACCTATATGGCATATCAATCCAACCAACCCAAAGCACCAGTCCTCTCACATTTCACGCTCGCGAAAAACGGGCCAAAGCTCGTAGTCATCAAATCAGCCCCCAAGTGGGTGAAGAATAACAGCCTATGCGTTATCGAATTGATCGTTGACGGCGTGGCTCATGTGTATTTTACTGAGAATAAGGATATTGCGTCGAAGTTTCAGCAATATGTTGGTAAGTCTGTAGTGCTTATTGCCTCTGGCAATTCCAAGCAGAAGACCGATTCCATGGAGATCCAGCCTGCTGGGGTTCCTGCTTCCAGCCTGCCCGCCGCCCAGAGTGGGCCACAATCGCCCCAGAAGCCCGCAGAAACAGTTATTACGGCCCCACCCCACAAAGACAAAGAAGCCAAGCAATTCCTCTGTCAGGCGGCAAATCTGATGCGCTTGTGTGTCAAGAAGGCCAATGATATTGCGGTGGAACTAGATTTGCCTAATGAACACAGGCAGGGTATTGCCAGCAGCCTCTTTATCAATGCCGACCGCCATGGGTTTGTTTCTTCAATGCCAATCACTCCGTATAAACCAGATCAATATGGCTGGGGTTCAAGCAAAGAAACATCCCTAAAAGTCCCAATTCCAAATGAAGAATAAAGAATCAATAGATTTTTTAGAAGCATCTAAATGTTTGGAATACTGTCCGAACACTGGAGTTTTTCATTGGAAAGTTTATCGCTCGCGTAATGCAAAAGCAGGACAAATTGCTGGAACTGGGCACATTGCTGGCTATACCCAAATAGGATATAAACAAAAAATATACTTAGCCCACAGACTGGCGTGGTTTATGTTTTACAAAAAGTGGCCATCAGAACATATAGACCATATCAATGGGAACAGAAAAGATAACAGGATTTGCAATCTAAGAGAATGCACTCATTCACAAAATCTTTTAAATAGGACAAAACAAATCAATAACAAAACTGGACACAAAAATATTTTTCTGGAAGGCCGAAGCAAAAAATACATAGTAAAAATAAATAAGAACAAAAAGGTTCACTATGTTGGTAAATTCTTAAAACTTGAAAACGCAATCAAAGCAAGAGACCGCGCCCACAAAAACATCTGTGGCGAGTTCTCTAAAATCTAATGACTGATGAACGAGAGCGCGGAGATTCCAGCCGAAACCACGGCATCGAAATTCTGTCGCATGATAAGGGATCATTCCTCGTTCAAAGTCGGTCTCATCGCGAGGACTACTACTTGGTGGAGTTCACTACCGATGAAGCGGGAGACATCACAGGATGTTCCTGCACTTGTTCAGGCTATCACTTCCGCAAAGAGTGCTTCCACATCCGATACCTCTGCAAACTCTTGGGCGTCGAAACGCCGAAGCCAACAAACAACCAACTAATAGCAGCATAACAATATGAAGAGATCCAAAGGACAGAAAAAAGTGGCAACCGTAATGCGTGAATTTTCCAAGGGGAAACTCAAAAGCAGTTCGGGCCAGAAAGTGACTAACCGTAAAATGGCCCAAGCAATCGCTCTTTCGGAAGCTGGCATGAGCAAAAAGAAGAAGGGCAAATAATACTTTGGCAACGTCAGCCAGCATTACGGGTCGCAACCGTGGGCTACAATGGCGTGACAGCAGGAGAGACTGCACATCTTTTGAACGCCGAAACAAAACCACGGTCTAAACCCACATGTCCATCATCAGTAATATCTACAATCTCCCGCAACCCTTCGTAGACCTCGTCAGCGAGGATACCTACAGTAAGGGCGAGTCCGACATCACTACTACGGGGCTGGCTCAACCTCCTAAGATTTCTGAACTATGGAGACGCCATGGCAATGAGATCACCATAGACTGTTCTGAGAAAGTGTGGACAATGCTTGGAACGGCCAATCATTACGTTCTGGAGCAAGTGGCGAAACGCAATCCTGAACGCTACGTTTGCGAGCAACGATTCTACGTCTCAATTGATGGCGTCAAGCTTGGAGGACAGATCGATCTCTATGACCGCGAGACTGAAACCCTATGGGACTACAAGGTTAGTAGCGTCTACAAAGCCATGAGCGATGACAGGCTTGAGTGGACAAAGCAAGCCAACGTCAATAAACTCCTCTGCGAACACAACGGCATCCATCCCAAGAAACTGGCCATCCTGCTTGTTTGTAAGGATTGGAAGCGCAAGGACGCCGAATTCAAGGCCGACTATCCCAAGTGCGCCATCCAAGAAATTCCGCTCCAGATTTGGCATGAGGCCGAAACAATGGCTTACATTCGTTCCCGTATCGCCTTGCACAATGCCGCAAAGCTGGTAGAAAAAGAGGATGACATCCCCGTCTGCACCGAGGAAGAGCGTTGGAGTAAACCCACAACGTGGGCCGTCCTCAAAGAAAAAGGAGCGAAACGTGCCGTTAATGGTGGCGTTTACGGATCTGAGGCTGAAGCTTTGTTACACTCAAAAAGAATCGGTGGTCATGTTGAGAAACGGGAGGGTGAAGAAACAAGATGTCTTAGCTATTGCCAAGTCAGGCAATGGTGTAACTTTGGAAGAAAACTAACAAAATAAAACTATGAGCATAGAATACAGAGGAGAAAAG